TTACATAAATCATCTGCAGGTGTAGAAGTTCCAAGCAATACAGCAAGTGAATCAATAACAGTAGATATGACTACAGATGATACTCCATATAAATTTGCATTTGTTGGAGGACCTAGTGGCAATGATAACCAATTTAGTGCAGGACAAATATTAGCAATATCATTTACCCCTACTGTCAAAGCAAATGATACAGTAGCTACAGTAGAGTTTATTCTTGATAGTAGTGCAGGGTTGTAAATGTAAAAAAATAAATAATTATGAAATTAAATATATATACATTAAATTACAAGAAGTTTTATTCTATATTAAAGGAGGATAGATAGATGGACCCAGGTACAATGTTTTTAATAAGTCAAGGTTTAGGAGTTGCTTCTGACTTTATGCAAAACCAAAGTGAAAATTCAGCAAATAAAGATATGTTAAATACTATTGAAGAGACAGCAGGTCAATTTTTAGAAAAATCAGAAGATATGTTTAGTATTGCTAACTATTTTCAACCAGGAGGCGGAGCTTTTAGAGACGCTAAACAAACTTCAATAGATAATGCTTTTATGGTAGCGCAAAAAGGTTCAGAAGATTTAATGTCTAAAGGAGTTAATATGACTTCTTATGGCATGGGTACTGCTGCTGATATTGTTAAAGATAGTTTTACTAAAAATCTTATGAGTGACTATAAACAACTTTCTTCTATAGGACAAGGTTATGCAGGCCTAGGTATGGATGCATTAAAAAGCTATGGTGATTATATGACTACTGGAGCGCAAGCTAGTTTTATGAATACTTCTGAACAATCAAATCCTTTCAGAAGTTTAGTAGATGTATTTTCAGACCCTGAAGCAATGCCTGCACTAGAAAATATGTTTGGTTAAAGGAGAAATAAATGGCAATAGATTTAAATGCATTAAATAATATGTATGCTAGAAAAGAAGCTAGTAGACAAGACCGAGTTAATAAGATTAAGGAAGGTTTAAGTACTTATCTTGAATCTACTGAAATTGAAGAAAAAAATATACTAGGTTCTGAAGGTAAAGGGGTAGATGCTGCTATTACAAACATTAATGTTAATTCTACACAAGAAGAAATAGATGCTGTTACAGAAAGTAATAACCAGTGGCTAGAACAATCATTATCTATTGCTAAAAATGACAATGAAAAAGTATTGTATAATTCTATATATGAAAACAAACAAACATTAATTAATAATATTGAAGATGATAAAAATAATTTTGATGCATATAATGCTACTTTAGATACTAAACTAGATGAAATTGAAAGTTTACAAACTACTGATAATAAATTTGATTTTACACAAATAACAGAGCTGTTAGATGATTATAGAACAACTGGTGAAAATATTTTAAATTTTAACAAAGACTGGGTTCATAAAAATTCTTACGAAGATAATGTGGAAAATATAGCTGCTTGGATTAAACAAGGTAAAAAATTAGGTGCTCTTGACCAATCGAAAACGGAAACAGGAGTCCAAGTAAAAGGCGCAGAAGAAAGACCTATATATCAACAGTATATGAACGAATCTTATGACCTTTGGTTAGCAGGCTCAGTAGGCCAGTCAAACCTTGCTATTAATGCAGCTATAGGCTCTATTGATGCTATTGCAAGAACAGAAGCTGCAACTGCGCAAGAAAAACTAAAATTACAATTTGAATCTGATAAAGCAAGAGTAGCAACATATGACATAGATGATGCAAGAACTATTAATAACTTTTTAGTTGCAAATAAAGATACTCCTTTTGAAGAAATAGATTTAAGTAAAATAGCACGTAAAGATAGAAATATTGTAGCTAACTATTTAGCTTCAAATGGAGAATATGAAGCCATCTTTAATGAACAATATGAAGAGCTTGAGTCACAAGATTATCTTCAAGATGAGCAAGGAGTTCTTCAAGTTATTCAAGGCATTCAAAGTTATATGGGTGAAGGGTTTAGTCTTACACCTGGAGAAAATTTAAGTGACGAAGAAGAATTGATGAAAAAACTTAAAGACCCAGGAACTTTTTCTGTAGGTAAAGATGTACTTAAAGGTAAACAAACTAGAAGAGAAGTACAAAATATTGCAGCTAATAATATATCAGAAATATTTAATCACTTAGAAGGTGGTGGTCCTATAAATAGAATTGCTTCTATTTTTAGACAGCAATATGCAGGAAGTAAAGATACAGATATTGATAGGTTTGTAAACGGAGATATTGATAAAAATAGCGTTGAATATCTTGAAGTGTTAGATAAAATAGTTAACATTTATTATCCTAAAGATAAGATTACTAAAGTTAGAAAAAGAAGTAGTGATGCAAAAGATATAACTCAAAAACAATTTGCTGGAAATGAAGCAGGTCAATTTAATCTTTTAATGGACCAAATAAAATTATATTCTATGTTAAGAGATATGGATATAGAATTTGGTCAAGATGATACAAACCCAGCAAATCTACCAGACTAAAAATAAAATATGGCTCAAAAATATACACGTACTAAAGACGAACTTTATACATATTTAACAGACCCTTCTTATGGAGCAGAACAAATAGCTCCTTTAGATAATGAATACAATGAAGATGGAACTGTTGATACATTGCAATTTATGGATAGAGTAACAGACCCTAGCTTTTCTTACACAAAAGGTGGTAAAGAAATATTCCCTAGATTTGATTTAGAGTTAAAATCTAACAAACCTGTTGAAAGACCTACTACACAACAACTATTTGACCAAAACTTTTTAAGTGATTCTATTTTAGATGAGACTGGAGATGCTCTTCAAATATTAGCTAAGGTAGCTTTAGATAATTTTTTAGGTTTAGATGAACAAAAGTTAGACCAAGTATCTCAAGATGATTATAAAAAAATGAAAGCAATGGGAGCTTCTGATGAAGAGATATGGCCTCACTTAGCTGAAAGTAAAAATAGAACTTTACGTGATTGGAATAAATATTTTTCTAATAAAGTTAGAGGATTATTTGGGTTTGATTCTGAAGAACAAGGAAATTGGGATTCTTGGAATCCTGCTAATGAAGGCTTTGGACCTAAAGCTTCACAGAAATTAGATGCAAGAGCACAACATTATGCTGCAGGTGGTACAGTAGATGAGTCTGGGTTTTATGTAGACAAGTATGGAAAGAAACTGTCTAACTTTGAAATGAATGAAAAGTATAAATCAGGTGCAGGTGTGTATAGTACTGCTGTAGAGTATAATACTAAAGAGCAGTATGAAAAAAGAAAAAATGTAGGGACAAATTGGAATGACGGATATTTAAATGTAGCTAAACAAAAAGTATTATATGAATTTATTGGAGAAGATTTATTAGAGCCTGCAATTCAAGATGTTTTTGATAAGGCTGTAGAAAAAGCAAATGACCCAGAGTACCAAGCTATTCAAAAATGGTCAGAATCAATTTCTTGGAAGAAAGCGGCTTTTAGTGATTGGGGTGCTTTATCAAGAAAAATAGAAAGCACAATATTTAATGCAGCTAGAAGTCTTGTTCCAGCAATAGTTACTGGAGGTGTAGTTTATGGTGCTACTAAAAATCCAACTTTAGCTAAAAATTCTGCTGCTCTTGTTATGACAGCTTTTGATGCTAAGGGTATGTATGTAGATACTTATAATTATGGTGTAAATGAATTAGGTATGGACCCAATTAATGCTGCAGAGTTTGCTAGGAATTACTATGCAACTTATGCTGCCGCTTCTTATGCATGGGAAAGATTACCTTTGTCTATGGCTTTTACAAGACTAGCTCCTTCTAAAAATATTATGAAGGAAACTTTGTTTAAAAGAACTGCTAAAAAAGTAAAAGAATTTTTTCCTAATGTAGCTAGATTAAGAAAAGCAGGACCAGCTATTGATATGTTTGACAGTAATATATCAAATAAAGTAACTGCTGTTTTAGCTGCAGGATTTGCTGAAGGTTTGACAGAAGTAGGACAATATACTACAGAAATAGCGTTACAAGCAGATTATAATATAGATAAAGATTTTAGTGACTTATGGGATGTGAACCATGCTCTTGATGCTTTTGTAGGAGGTTTTGCTGTAGGTGGTGCATTAGGTACAACAGGTGGAACAAGTGAAGCTAACATAAATAAAAAAGAACAACAAACATTTACCAAAGAAAATACTACTACTAGATTAGATAAAGATAAAAAGGGTGCCAGTCCTATATCTTCTACTAGTGGAATACAAGTCCCTAAAACAGTTCCAGATTATATAGCATTAGTTGCTAATGAACAAATACTTGTAGATAAGGGGTCTTCTCCTAATTTAATTAGTGAATCTCTTGCAAATAAAATTACAGCTACTAATGCTGAAGAGACTGAAGTTACCAAACTTATATTTAATGATTTAAAAAATACTAAGAGTGAAGAAAATCCTATTAGAAAAGTTAAAAATGCTATTATGAAATCTGGAAAAGGTTTAAGCTTAATAGATGAAATTTCTGATAACGTATTATCTCCAGAGAAAAAAGCTCAACTTAAAGATTTAGTTATTCTAAATATAAAAGATTCTGAGAAAAAGATTATAGACCAAAAGAAAAATACAACTGTCAAAGATGATAAGGCTTTAGAAAACATAGAGAATTTAGTTGATGAAAATGTTGTTGATGAGTATTTAAAAGGAAATGTTAAACTAGATAATATTATTTATGATGAACAAGCTAAGACAGTTGCTAAATCTTTAGAAAATCAAAGTGAAAAGTTAGATGATGATGCAATAATTAGTTCTCAAGAGGATAATATATTAAAAGCAATACCTACTAGAAAAGAAATAGAAGCTAAAGGAGCCAAGACAAAACAAGGTACTGTAACTATTCCAAAAACTCCAGAGTCTAAACAAAGAAAAAAATCTGTTGCTAAAGGTAGTAAGTACACTAAAGAATCTCCTGCTGATAAAATTACAAGACAACTTTCAGAGCAACAATCTATATTAAAAACGTATAAAAATCAATTAAAAAAAGCTACAAATAATAATGAGCCTGCAAAGATAAAAAACATACTAAAAGATATTGATAAAGTTGAAGCTAGGATTGAAACTTTAAATAAACAAATGGATGAAGAAGGGTTAAGGCAACAAGAAATAGCTTCTGAATCTAAAGATGAAGGTGCTGATTATTTATTTGAAGGTCTAAAACAAGAAATAGATAAAGAGATTGAAGACTCAGGACAAGAAGATACTATAGCTTCTAAAGAGCCTATTAAAAAAGAAGACAAAAAGAAAAGAATAAAAGAATTAGAAGATGAGATTAAAGACTTTAAAGAAAATGTCCAGAAAGTACCAGGGCTTTTACAAAATGAAGAGAATGATATATTTAATGCATTAGTGTATGAAAAATCTTTATTAGAAAAAGAATTAGAAAGTGGTTTAGATTTAGCTATAACTAAAGCTGGAAAAATAACTTATCCAGATGGTTCTAACATTGTTATTAAAAAGGGTAAAATTCAACCACAGATAAAAGCTAAAAAGAAAAGAATTGAGATTAAACAAAAACCTACTATTGAATTAGATGATGATGCATTACTACAACAATATTTAGAATCTTCAGGACAGGGAGCATCTATTGGAAGAATAGGAGATAGCTCTATTAAAGTAGAAGGTATTACAAAAAAACAAGCTGATAATATTACAGAAAGTATTAAAGATACAAAAGAAGAATTAGATAATATAAACTGTATTAAAGGGGACAGTTAATGGGAGCTAAAAATAATTGCGCTATAACTATAGAACAAGGGTATGAAAATAGTAAACATATATTTGATAAAGTTTATAATGATGCTGTAACTAAGTTTCCTGATTTAAAAGGTACTTCTAAACTTGTTGGTTTTATGCAAAAGGGATATAGTGAAAACTCTCTTATTGGAGAGCTTTTTTCTATGTGGATAACTAATAACTTCTCAGAAGATTTCTTTGCAAATACTACCTTAAGAGCCTCTAAATCAACAAAGAAAGAAGACTCTGATTTATTTCTAGAAGTTAACTCTTTAATTGAAACTCAGTACTTAGATTTGTATGATAATCAAATGATGATAATACAACAAGAATTTGATGATGGTGATAGTACAGATTATAACGGTACTGAAGATGCAAACTCTATTACTGTAAATTTAAAGCATGATGGAGAAGGTTATTTTAAAGGTAGATTATTTAGTGCTATAAATGAAAAAGTTTCTACAGTAGAGCTAGCTAAAATATCTAAAGCTGCTAGAGAAAATAGTTTTGTAGACTTTCTGTATTATATTAAAGATACATACCCTAAAGTTTCAGAAGTTGTAACTGAGCAAGATATTCCTGATGAACTTGTTTCTGATTTAGCATCTCAGTTATTTGGTGAAACTGAACTAGACATTATTCCTAACATGCAAACTTTACAGAAGCTTAGGTATTATCATATATTTAGCAGACCTGAAAATCAAAGAACAAAGCAACAAAAAAAATTCTATGTTATTACAAATTATGACCAAGAAACTAAAACAATATTACCAGAAGGTGAACTAAGATTAATTGACAAACCAGCTATAGATTTAAGAACTAAAAAAAAGTTGTCAGATTTTTATACTGCTAGTTTTCTAGATGTTTCTTCAGCTACGTTACCTAATGGTAAAAAGATTGGACAGATGACTTCCTACATGTCTTTAAATGATTTGGTAACATTAAAAAAAGCTAAAGTTAAACCAGGGCAAGATTCTTTTTGGTATGCTGTATCTGCTAATTTTAAATTTAATGAAGCTCAATTAAATCAATGGCTTAAAATACTATTAAGAGATAAAGGTCTTACTATAGCTACTTTAAGAGGTGGAAATAGTGGAACTATTATGTTAACTAATGTAGACAACTCTTATTATAATATTATTTTTCCTAAAGAACAAATTAAAAAAATAGAAAGTAAACTACCTAAATCTTTTTTAATGACTAAAGATTCTAAGAATAAGCCTGTAAATAGATTAGAAAAATATAACTACAATTTTAATAAAGCATTTTTAGATTATGAAAATAAATTAAAGAATGCGCTTCAGTCTTCAGGTGTTAAAAATTTAGAAGCTTTTGTTTCAGATTATAACCAAATAGAAGACCTTCAAAGAAGAATGGCTGCAATAAATTATTTAAAATATTTAGATGCAGAGTTTGCAAAAGGTAATTTAAGTGAAACTTCATTAAAGAATTTTAAAAACAATATATTTGACCTACCTGTTGAAACTAAAGAAAATGAAACTACAGGAATGATTGAGCCTCATCTATTAATGGGAGAATATTTAGCATCTATTATAGCAAGGCATGAATGGCTAAAGGCTGCAAGAGGAAATAAATACGCTACTAAAGAAAATGTAGAGTATATATTTAATAGAATGCGTATGGGTGCGTCTGAAGGATTAGTAGACAGGAATGCTGAACCTACAAAAGTTTTAATATATAACCAATCAGATGTATACTATAAAAATACTGACACTGGTCAAAGAATTGAGCCTAAAGAAAAAATAGAAGGCATGAAAAATCCTGTAGATAAAGATGATGGTATATTGCATGCTAATAGTGAAGACATAGATAACACTACATATTCTATAGGAAGACAAGCTGTTATGCCTTATGAGCATAATCCTAAAGAAATTAAAACTGTAAGCTACCATTTAAAACAAAACAATGAAATAGGTGAAGATGGTGTACAAAAAGAAGATGATTATATAGAATTAAAATCTATGAAATTTTTAGCAGAACCTAATTTTGCTGTTGTAGATAAGAAAAGTGGTAAAGAAATACTAAGTACTAGTAAAACAATGATTGATGGTAAACCTTTTATTAGTATTATTGCAGGACCATTCACTGATATTCCAGGGCAGAAGATAGATAATTTTGGAAGTTTAAATGTAGCTAAAACATTAGGTGGAAAGTTTGCTATACCTAAAGGAAAGTCTTTTGTTATTGGAACTATACCAGCAGAGTCTACTAGAACAATTATATTACCTGGTACAAAATCACATAGTGAAGCTGCTCTTGGTACTACCTGGGCTAACTCGTTCAACATTGATAGCCCTGTAATAAATAAGCTAAGAGATTTAATTATTAATGAGTTTAAATCAATTTTAGACAGGCATTTAAATACATTACATAATATTAGAACTAGTCCTGAATATGCTAGGAAATGGTTAAGGTATCAAACTAAGGTTAGGAATGATTTAACAGATGAAATAAAAACTTTATATCAAAAGACTGAAGGATTTGGTATACACCACTCTATGTATTGGGATGTATTTAAACAAAGCATATTTAATTCTTTAATACTAGATGGTGGAATGAAAGCAAAAATAGGTATTGACAAAGCTAATCCAGGCAAGATGTCTAAAGGTATGTCTAGTAGTGTTAAAATAAAAGCTGATATGATGGATAGAATAGCTTTAGATTCTGATGGTAATCCTGAAGGTGTTATAGTAGGTGTAAATAATGATAGATTGTTTAACTATATTTCTGATTTGTATTTACAAAAAGTACCTGCTAAAGACCAAGATTCATTTAAACAATTAATGTTGTTAGAAAAATTACCAATTATAAATAACTTTCTTTCTGCAAATGAAATTCTTTTAGGTAACGTAAGACAGCCAGTACAAAGTCCTGGAGGATATGTTTTTAGGAATGTATTAAGTTTTAATGAAGATTTAGGTGATGTAGTATTAATGCATAATAAAGATGTTGCTTACTATTTAATAGCAGATAGTGATGGAGATACTGCAAATATTTCTATTTGGCCTAATCAACCTGTTGTAAAAGAAATAGCTAATTTATTAAAGGATAAGTCATTAAAAGTATTAATGGATACTTCTTCTGATTTAAATATATTTGAACCTTCTGAAAAAACTAACCCTGGTAGTTATAAAGGTTTTACAAAAACTATGCTAAGCTCTATACAAGGCTTTGGTGGAATGGGAATAATAACTAATTTAAAAACAACAGCTGGTGTATTAGAATTAAAACTAGGAGATTCTGTTATTAAGCTAGATAATGGAACAGACTTTACAGTAATAAAAGCATTAGACTATGTTACTATGGATTATGCTCCATTAAAAGATAGTGTTACAGAAAAAGATATACCTTATTTTGCTAAAATTGTAAACAAAGAAGGTGACAAGTATGATGGTGTTGGTAAAAAATATTTACGAACAACAGCATCTCACGAAAGATTAATTCTTTTAAATGCAGCTACTGATAATACTAAAGAACATTTGATTATATCTAAATGGGGTATAAGTTATGACACAGTTTATACAAGGATGTTTAAAAGAGTCGATGGTAAAGAGTTTAATAAACCAGAAATAAAGGTTCTAAAAAAACTTGTAAGTAATTTTAATTATAGTAGTAGAAGAAATGGTCAAACTGCTAAAAAAGATAAGATGGATAATGTAGATTTTTATAGAGTTTCTAAAGAAGTGTACACATTTATAAATCAAAGTGAAGAAGGTAGGAATGACCATACTATAGGAGCAATAAACTTAACTTTCCCTCCATTAAAAGATGTAAGATTAAAAGAAATAAATATATCTGATAAAATTACTGTAGATGAAATGCTTCTCAGTAGACCTTATGAAAAATTCTTAGATGATAAAATTATTGCAGAAAAAAGTACTAAGGTTAAATCTTGGAATGGTGCAGAATCAAATCCTTTAGAGTGGAGTGAAACATTTAAAAAGAATATAAATCTACATGCTTTATATGGCTACGTGTCTCAAGAAGAGTCTAATAATATACCAGGTTTAAATTCTCAAATACAAGATATGATTAATATAAGAAATACATTAAGTAAAAATATAGATGTGAGTAACTATGCAAATGTAAAACAAGCTGTAAAAACTTTTGCTAATGAATTTGACCCTCTATGGAGAAAGGCACTAAGAGAAGCTAAAGGTAATAAAGCTAAGTTTACTAAGTCTCCTACTGTTTTAATCTATGATTATAATGATATTATGAGTAAATTTGTAGATAGTTATAAATCTAAATATAATAATTTAATAGAAAAACATGGTGAGTTGGCTGATATGATGTTAACATGGCATATGCTTGACGGTTTAGGTCAAATAGAAAATGTTCAGTTGTACTATCCAGCAGATTTTATACATCAACAAACAATGACAGCATATATGAAAACTCATGAAAAACTTATGCATGCTTTTGATAACACTACAGGACTAGATTTAATTTCTAGTGATGTTCAAATATCAAAACAAATTAAAAGAAATTATGGTGACCCTTTTGACCCAAGAAATTTCTGTTAGGGAGGCTTATGGCTAAAAATAAAGATAATAATTGTTATATACCTGGTGAAGAAAGTACTGCAGCACAAATAGTTGCATCTAAAAAACTTGAACTTGAAAAAGTTTTAAATGAATATCTTAAAGAAGATTGGGGTATACCTTTTGGTAATGAAGCTGATATTGCTGAATCAAGAATTGCAAAATTTACAAATAGACTTTCAGATTTAAATACAGAATTAAAAAAAGAGCCTGGAGTTAGAAAAAGAAAAAAATTAAGAAATCAAATTGGTTCTTTAAAAACTAAAATCAGAACTGAAAGCCAAGTTAAAAAAGATGCTGCAGCTAAACTAAAGGTTACTACAGAATTAATAGATATGCTTAGAAATAGATTTGATGAAGCTATAAGATTAAGTAATTACGATTTTGATGTTAGAAAAAGTGGTGATGTTTTAAAATGGTTTTTAACTAAGCGTCTTAAAACAGGTTTTAAAACTGTTACAGACCTTCCTTACCTTGATATAAGAGAGATTAAAAATACTTTACAGGGATGGTTTGATGCTCAGGATAAAAGTATAAAAAATGGTAACTTGGGTAAATTTAAGGGTATGGGTAAAACTAATTGGTATGTAAAAGACCCAGCTTATGTTGTTATTGCTCACGATAACTCATTTAAGGCAATGGAGCTTGAGAAAGCTATTTTACAGAATACTGATAAAAAATCTACAGATAAAGTTAAGTATAAAGATAGGTATGAATTAAACAGAACAGCATTAAATCAATTTATATATAAAAATGATATTAAATATTTTCCAGACCCTAACAATCAACCTGCAGATATAAATTCTTTAATTGTAGAAGAACGTGCTGATAATATAAAAAATATATACGACTTAGAAGCTGATATATTAAGAGGTAGAACTAAGTATATAAAACCTATGTCTTTAGAACCTCTTGTTTATGATTACAAAAAAGATAAAAATGTTCAAGAAATTGTTAAAAAATATAATCAAATAATCAAATATGCTAATGATAGTGGATTTCATATAAGTAAAGATATACACTCACAGCCTGGAGGTGGAGATACAGTTTATTATTATGTAACTTTAAAAAATGTTGACAAAAATGGTGTAGAAACATATGATGCTTATTTAGCTCCTCATTATAAAGACAAAAATAATAGAGTAAGATTTTATTATCCTTTAACCAAAGATAATAATCAAAATGGTTCTTGGAATAGAGCTGCTAAATCTTCTATGAAAGCTAAAGAAGATATTGCAGATGTTATGACTGAAGGGTTTAGAGAAGCTCAGTCAGAAAAAGTATTTACAGGTTATAATAAAAATAATGATGAAATATCTACAAAGGGTTATGCTGATTATAAAAAAATAGATTTAAATTTAGAACATCCTTTATTTAATCGTGGAAGAATATTTCCAGGAACTAGTCAAACTAAAACTGTAAGTTTATTTGATTCTATAAAAGAAGTTAGAAAAATTCTAGCAGATGTTTTTGAAGATAATCAACTTTCTTCAGTTAAAACTTATAAGAGATTACAAAAATCTATGTCTAAGTTAGCTAGTTTAAAAACAAATCTTATGAAGCAGCATAATTTAACAGAAGAAGCTGCTGACAATCATATAGCTAGATTAAAAGATATGATTAATTTAGACGATATATTGTATGAAGATAAAAATGGTGATGTTAAAATAGTTTCTACAAGAAATATAAATTTAACTAAAGGTATAAAAGATAATTATTATCCTGCAATGTATACTGACAATAATAATTTAGTTGATAGATTAAAATTTCTTAAGTTTGCTAAAGGTGAAATGGAACGTATTAAAGACCAGATACAGCAACAACAGGTTCTTGCAGAAAATGAACCAGATAGAGTTAAAAAGAATGAGATATTTAAAAAACTTATAAGATTAAAGAAAAGACTTTTAAGATATGAAGGTGATAAGAAAAATGATATTCCAGGACTTTATCAATTAGAGTTTTCAAGATTAGAAGCAATGCTTTTTATAATAGAGCCTGAAGATGTTATTAAGGTACCTACTCAACAAATGGGTAATTATGTTAAGCATAGAAAACTTTACACAAATACTTTAAAAGACCCTAATCCTGAAATTATATTTGGAGGAGCAAGAACAGATGCAAATGTTATTCCAGATTATATAGATAGTATGATTGAAAATAAATACTCAAATGAATTAAATGCTTTAGCTATTGAAGTAATACCATCAGTAAACCCTGCAATAGGTAACTATTTAATAGAAGAAGTAAAAACTGCACTTGGTAGATTTGATGTAGCTGCTGGATTTTATTTTGACTACTCTAACAAAAGAACTTTAGAGTTAGTTAGAAAAATTTTTCCTGGCTACTCTTCTCAACGATTGCAGGAAATGACTAGTAATATAAACACGCTTATATCAGCTGCTAGTTTAGGAATAAAAGCTTCTTCTAAAAATAATTTACAAAGTATTATGGGTAACATGACTTTACTAGGCTATCAAACCGAAGGCCAAGTTATGAGACTTTTAGATAATCCAACTTTAGTTGAAGAAATAGTAAGTAGGACTGGTGTTACTGATACTGTTCAAGCTGTTGCTGATATTTGGGTTAGTGGTATTGGAGGTTCTATTGATTTAGCTGATGGATTCCATAGTAAAAAAGATATACTTTTATTTAAACTTGCAAAAAGAGAATTTGTTAAAAAGAATAAAAGACTTTATAATTCTATTATGGAAAAAGTAAAAGATAGAGATTATGCTCAAGGAGATTTACAAACTGTAGTTGAAACTATGATGAATGGTACTTGGGAGTTTGTTAATGGTTTAGCTAAAGGTCAAGTTAGTGATAAATGGATGAAAGCTATAGAATCTAAAATGTATGGAGAAATTACAAGAGGACAAATTAGAATATACGCAAATTGGGGATTAAACGCATTTGGTATTGACCAAAGTATAGCTGAGGCTAAAGGAATTGTACCATATATTTCTATGGTTCAAGGTGAAAGGCGTATGAGAAAATTAGAAGCTTTAAGAGCTACTGTATTTTATTGTGATTCTGTTAGGCCTGATTTAAAAGGGCAGTATACACATCCTGATGCAATAGAACATGCAAGAAAACACGTTGCTTGTACTATGTTTCAATTTAGTATGGAGCATTATTCTAAAATGATGAGAGGCTCTGTAGGAGCTTCATTATGGAAGTTTAAACCTTATTTCTTTGCTCAAGGTCATCAAGAAGCTGAATATTTTATGAACTTTTATAATAGAATAAAAGGACTGCCTCCTAAAAGACAAATAGCTGAAATGAAAAAAGTTTTTGCTCCAACTAACGATGCATTTTATGGTAGATTATTAGGTGTATCTGGAGAAGATATTCAAAGTTCTAGAATAATGAAAGGTATTTTTCCTTGGATGAGAAAGGAAAATTATGAATCAGGGCCTTTAACAGGCTCAGCTTTAATCTTAAATAGATATTTTCATGGTAGACTTATGGCATCTTTTTGGACTGTGATGATGGAAAAAACTACAGCAGGTAAAATATTTAGAAAATTTACAAAAAGAGCAGGTATAGGAGATGTTAATAGTTATGCTCCTGGTGCTGAGTCTGTTCTTGCAACTCCTGCTTTTAGAGTACTTCAATTAGGACTAATAGCTGCTAACTTTGCATCTAGAGAAGAAGATGATAAATGGTATGAATGGACTCAACTTACTAGAATATTTTTTCCATTATGGTTAAATGTATCACTTGAGATGTATCTTAGAAAAGAGTATTTATCTCCAGGAAGGTTATTTGGTAGTTGGACTTGGTTTGGATTAAAAGAGTTATTCGACTCACAAGGCTGGACAAAAGATTAATTAACTTAGTTTATAGCGTCTGTATCAAGTTCTTTAATAACCTCTTGTAACCTCTCTTTAATTGAAAGTAACTCTTGTAGTATGTTTTCTTTTTTTTCTTCTTCCAATTAAACCTCCTAGTCTTTAATAGTTTTAAGCCATTCAGAGAACTCAATAGCTACATATGTTTTTGAATGATTACGTTTAAACACTACTATAGGTGTTCTACCATCACAGTTACTATCTGCCTGCTCTAATGCACTCCAGATATTCAGTTTTTCTACATTTTTACATTCAAAACTAAAAGGTATTAATTTCTTTGCAGCAGGAGACAATACAATATCCTCTCCACACATTCCCATAGTTTGAGATTTAATATCATCTTCTTCTAGCGTAGGCAACTTCTTCCATTTTTCTATAAATACATATCTTAATGCATCTCTTACAAAATTTTGAAGTCTTCTTCCCTTGGCCTTGCTAGACTTAGCTGACATTATAGACCCATTCTTTCTTCTACTTTTTTAAGTCTTAGTTCTAACTCAGCTAATTTTTCTGCTGATTCATTTTGAACAGTTTTTTTTACAACAGTTTTTACAACTTTTTTTTCTTCTACTGGCGTATTGTTTTTGTTTTCTTTCTTGGATGCATTCATTGCATTCCTCCCTTGTTAGTTTATATGTTGGAAAGTTTTCATGGTATCTAGTTTTATAATACCTAGTATGTCTTAATGGTTTTTCCCAGACTCTATTACATTTTTTACAAAGTCTACAAGGAAAATAATCTGTCTTAGGTTTAAATCTACTTTCAAATAATTTATTTACTTTTGGAATCCACCAAATGTCTTTTTTGTTTTGATGCTGGCACATAATATAATTTAACCCTTTTTTGTATTTATTCAAAGATATTTTCTGTAATAGGAAGGGTAAGAAAGGCAAATTAAAAACCCTTCCATATTACAATCATACTAAATTACATTAAGAAATTGCGACTAGTTCTTTGTGTAACTTAATATGGCTACCCATCATACGGGTAGGAGAACAAGTTTTAAGAGCTTCAGTACCTGCATTATACAGAGACCATAGACTCTTAGGTTTAAAGTCATCATGAGATGGATTCTTCCATTCTTTTCTCATAATGCTTATCTGAGGTGTATTGATTATACCTTTTCCAAATAATACGCCCATAGTAGACCAAGCGTCTTGATTAGATATATCAACAGTTTTCATTGATTCTTTGTCTTCCTGTAGTGTAGAAAATTTATCTTCACTATTGTACAAGACATTAAATATTAATGAGTTTAGCTCTTCAAGTATATTACCTGTATGTTTTCTCATGAATGTAACTTCACCAGTCATCATTAGATTTTCACATACAAATACTTTAGCACCTACACATACACCAATAGACATAGACTTATCATAACTATTTCTAAAGCCAATAGATAGACCAATCTCATCTTCTGGATTCTTATATGTAAATGTACCAAACATATGCTGACCTTTTCTAGCTATACCAAACTTCTTAGAATGTAATTCTTTATCTATTACACGCTCTCCTATAGAGCCTACATTCATTGCTAAGTCATAGTGACTAACAGGAACATAAGTCTTAGTTGGGTTAGGCATATCTATGCTTTGTAGGTCATTCATTTCAACTTCATTAGATGTTATTAGAGTAGCACTCATTATTTAATCCCCCTTACGTATTGTTTTTTATTTAGTTTAACGCCTGGTATCTCTTTACCAGATTTTAAGTCTTCAAGAATAACTTTCTTTCTTAAGACTGTTTCTGTTTTCTCATACCAATATACTGCAGGTATTAATGATTCATCTAGAACTTCTACTGAACCACCTGACTCAGATACTTTTATTGGATTTAATGCACTGTGTTTAGGCAGCTCTCCAGTATTAGAATACATATCTATAGTATATTGTTTAAGATTCTCTTGTTGGCGTTTCATAAACTTTACGTATTTAGTCGCCTTCTCTATTTGTTTTTTGAATAGCACTATTTCTGCATCAATATCTTGATAAAAAAAATATATACCATCTTCTTTTTTACTTCTTTCTGCAACAAGTTCATCAATTTTAGCTTGTAAATCATCATCATTAAAGATTTCATATTCATTAGTTGCTAAAACTAAGTCTCTTGTTATATCGCTTAGCTTCCTAGCCATGTTGTTCTCCTTTTTATGGTATAGTTACACTACCTTGTTCGGTAGGAACTAATTTACATCCTTTTGGATATAAGTTTAAGTGTAATGATTCTTTCTCACGATTAGCTGTTGTTTCTATTTTAATCTTTGAAATTAAACCATCTTGTGTTTTAGTTGGTGAAACAGATATTATCTTGTTAGCATTATAAGCAACTCTAAAAGAACCTCTGCTAGATGATATATCCATACCTTCTCGCATTGCTGTCTTACTAATCTCACTAACAGCAAACACAATTACGTTTTGTTGTATAGCAAGTTCCATTAAAGCCTGAGATACTTCTTCTAGTTTAACATTATTATCGCTTTGGTTAGACGAGAATAGACCCATATGGTCAACAATAACAATCTCTGGTTTAACAGGACACATCTGTATTTTCTTAGCTAATTCCTTAGAATTACAAGGATTATAATCTACAGTTAGCCATTCAAATTTCTTTGACATACCTGTAAGTTCACCCCTTTTATGCATTTCTCTAATCTCTTCATCTTCTTTTTCTAAATGAATAGATAAGAATCTAGACCATATCTGTCTTGGTGACATCTCTAGTTCTAGAAAGTATGTAGGTTTAGCAAGTTCATACATCCAATTCTGAAGTAGCATAGTCTTCATAGATTTAGGTGGTGCTTGTATAATAACAACCTCACCTGGATATATAGGAAAGTCTTTTCCATAAGGTTTACCTAAGTTTACACCTGCATCATCCATTTCATAAAAGTTAAATAACTCTTTTTCCATAGCTTCAGCAGACATAGTTCCAACTGACTTCTTAGATTTATACAACTTACAAGTACTTTTACAGAAATTATCCATAACTTGGTCTTTGCAGCCATATCTATTACCTTTACCTCCATGAGCTTGGTAGGCAGAGTTTATAATACCATCTAATTCTTTCTGTGTGAAAGGTTTTTCTGGTAAATCAACTTTCTTACGCCATACTTCCATTAACGCTCTAACAGAATCTTCTGGATAAAGCCATCTTAACCACGCAGACAAACGCAAAGCTACAGCATGTCTATTACCATAACCTGTACCTTTAAGCATTTCTGATATACAAGGATAGTTAGTAGGGTCTGGATTTCTACCATAATCTTTAGTAATCATATTGTCATAAGCCTTTATTTTACGTGACTTTACATCAAATGGAGGATTCATAGTTTCGTAATCTTCTAGCTGGTCTTCAAACTTACAAGAAGTCTTAGCATATTTAAGGATACCTTCTATTTCACCATGTAAATGATGAGGCATAAGTTGTACCTTCCATAAACCAGACTTGTTATTTCTTGTATTAAGACATCTAATAATACGTGTCTTATCTGTTACAGAAGGGTCAGCTATTTTATAGATACCTTTTTCTGTTAACTCGTCTTTGACTTTAAGATGAAGGTCTGCACAAGGCTCCCAGATAAAATTCTTACCTGATATACCTACATGAAAACCAGTGCCGCTAAAATATATATTTACTTTTTCTACACCCATATCGTCTAGTAATTGTATTAAACCTATTGTTTTTTGTCTTGCTCTTTCTGGATTTTTACCATCAATGTCAAGTAAAAACTCGTCAGGCATATAAATCTTACCATCATATCCTGATAAAGTCTTTTTAGTGTTAACATATTCTACAACATCTTTATCATATTCCCATAAAGAATGAAATGTATCTTTAGCAATATTTTGCCACTTGCCTATGTCAGTGCTATCCATAAAGTGATGCCTATTGGCTAAACCAAAAGCAAATTCTCTAATCATATTGTTCTCCTTTTCTTAAAATATATATCGTATTGTTTGCCAAGGTAACGTCTTTTTGTGTAATTTTTCAAATCTATGTATGTAATTTCTTTTCAAATGCCTATCGTATCTAATGTTATCTCCACCGTAGTGAGACAATTTATTTTCCTGTATCTCTGGTTTCCACAAATATTCTTCACCTTCTACTTCGTTATCTACATTATATTTATGCAGATGTTTGTTGTGTACTAAAAATATACACTCTGATTTTACTGTATGTTTTATTTCTTTATCTACTATTGCATCAACTAATTCAAATAAATTGTTATAAGATTGTTGCCAACCCTTAAACATAATTATAGGAGAGTAGTTTAAGTGTACATCATAACCTGCTTCATAAAAATTGTTAACAGCTTTAATTCTGTCTATAATTTTACTTGTACCAGGCTCTAATACATCAGATAAATGTTGAGGCATAATACTAAATCTAATTCTTATCTTTCTATTAGCATCATACTTGAGTAATTTATTATTAACATATTTTGTAGCAGCTGTACCCATTGCTTTAGGTTCATTTTTAAAGTAATCAAATAACTTTTCCCATTCATGAAATCTTGCATGTAATACATAGTCTTCGTTACAACTAAAATCGTATGTATAATATTCTTCGTGAGTTTGGTTAGGTTTCTTAGGCCAATCTAATAGCCATAAATGACTAGCAATAGCATCTATAATCTGATTTGTATTCTTAGCAATAGTAAGTCCGTTAGGTAAATGTCTTCTCATATAACAATAACTACATTTATATAAGCAGCCATAACCAAAGCTAGGTGTTATAAAGTCGCTACTCCTTCCAGAGTCTCGTATAATCATAGCTTGTCTATTTACTTTTTTTACTTTCATTTTCCCTCCCTAATACAGAGAGCCTCACATATTCCTTTGCCTTAACCGAGTCTGAACTTGGAATCTTTACAAGGACTTATTCACCCAAAGATTGTGGTGTTTATTTCAACATACTGCACAGGGTCTTTGGAGGACCAGTTATTGGCTCTCTATATTTGGTTTTTTTAGTGAGTTCTAGAGGAACTCTCCTTTGGTTAACTTGTCAGGTTATTTAGAATGGTACACCATCTGTTTTTTCAGCAGAAGGACTATCTATATTAGGTAATATCCATTGTTTATAGTAATCTACTGCTCTACCTTTCCAGTATTCTACATCATTTTCTGTAAATGTGTCAAGAGTACCAGAAAATTCAACAGGTGCAGTCTTTGCTAAAACTCTATAATATCCATCAGAGTTTTTATAAAGATATACATTAAATGTTGTACCTACTAAATTTTCAGCTGAATCATCTATTGATACAATAAAACTACCATCATCTTGAGTTTCTGTAGCAGATTGAATACCAGCATTAGCAAATCTAAATAAGTTAGCAATAGCAAACTCTTCACCAGCTTTAGACATTTTAGCATACATTCTCATATTAAAACTATCTGGAAATCCATCAAACCAAGCATCAATAAATCTTGCTCCGTTATCTAATGTTCCATATTTAGCTTTAGTTACAGTGACTGTTTGCCATCCTGCTTTAAAGTTTCCTCCACCATTACCTTTTTTTACTGTCATTGTTATAGGCATTATTTACTTCCTTCCTTGTTTATCGTTTTTAGACTTAGTGTTTTACCGCTACCAGGGTCACCTATACATAATACTTTAGCATTACCCCAGCCTTTTTCTTTGACTACATCAAAAATCTTA